GTTAATTTCTCCTACAATACTAATTTTATCGTCTGTACGACAATTAACAATAACAGTTTCACGATCTTGTGCATGTTGTCTTAGGTTAATCACAACACTAGAAGTAACTTTAAGGATTTCAGAACCGCCAGTTGTATGGTCACTAGTAACAATCTTAGCTCTAGCGTTCTTTAAGTCTGCCCGACTAGCCAAGCTACCCATAGATATGTTGTAAACATTAGCAGGCTTTTCTGCATCCTCCGAAAGTTCCTTAACGGAACCCGCGTCAACTTCTTCGCCATTGGTTAAAGTAAGTACTAAGTGTCCATCAAAGTCTACTGTAGCGTCTTCTACGCCTACTCCTGCGGCTCCGTCAGCGCCATCAATACCATCAGCGCCGTCCTTGCCGTCCTTGCCGTCCTTGCCGTTATTTCCTTTGTCTCCTTTGGCACCCTTTTTACCAGCAGGGCCGGCAACGCCTGTGTCACCTTTATCGCCCTGTTCTCCACGGATAGCCTCTACTGACTGTATCTTGGACAGTAACTTATCGTAGATAGCTGTTAGTTTTAGGTCCACGTTCATTCTTGGTTAAGACGTTGCATCAACATTTGTTCGGCTTCGCGAGTTTCTCCGGCTCTTTGCTCTACTTGCTTGTTTCCTTTCTCCTTGGCAACAACCTCACGCTCCCGCAATAATGTCTCAGCAACCTTCATTCTTCGCTCAAACTCTTTGTCGTCTTGATCTCCCTCTTTAAGATTTCTAGTGACCGCGTTGATTTTGTCAATTTCTAACTCTTGAGGTACTGCTGTGGCTTCCGCCGCTAACTTGCCTGCTCTTGCCGCAGACTCTTGCGCCTGAGCATTAAGTGCATTTGCTTGAGATTGCTGTAACTCAACTTGAGACTGCTGTACTGCCATTTGAGCCTCTTGAGCCTGCGGGTTTGGTTGCATTGCTTGAGTCATTGCCGCCAGCAATTCCTCTCGATTAGAAAGGTTCATGTTGTCAACAATGCTTTGAATTAATGTAGGATAAAGCGGAGAGTCTTGCCCCATAGTTTGAAGCAACTGAACTAGCTGAGTAACCTCGTACTCTCTAGCGATAATGCCCAGAGTACTACTAGCGTTGAATTTGTAATCAGCAACAGGGTAACTTTCGGGATCAAACTGCATATACCTATAAGCGGCTTTCTTAACGAATGGTATCAAGAAAGACTGCTGAAAGTTAATTAGTGTGCGTTTGTGGCGTTTAATGACCGCACCAAGTGACATGCTAATACCGGCGGCAGTGGACTCACCGTTAACTTGACCAGCAATACCCGCAGAATCTACTGCACCCGTTGCCTGCTGGACCATCTGCTGTAACGCACCGGCCTGTGCAAAGGTAATCTGGCTAACCTGCCCAAAATTAAATGGCTGTAATACTTCGCGTGGGTCGCCGTTAGTAAGAATCATCTTGCCGGGGCGCACTTCAGGCTTTGCCCCTCTTGGTAATCGAGTGGCGTCGATAGCCATCATTGGGTGAATTGTAAGGCTTAGTGCGTCGATGCGTGCGCGGAGTTCTGTATCGAGTGCTTTTTGGCTGTTGTAACCTTTTTCACAAACACCACGACCCCAAAATCGACCAGGCACCACATCCCATGGGAATGCAACAACAGGACGGTCATTCATCATGTAAGGATTGGCTTCTGCTTTAAGCAAGATTCCGCCATTTGCAATAACGATTACGGCCTCTATGTATTTGCCGTCCTCTTCCGTTTCCTGCTCGCCATCATCGTCCATTGCTGAGTTAAGCAGGTCTTTGGGAACAAGGCCATAGTATTTAGTAAGCCGAACTTTGTCGTCGTTGTAGATTGTAATGTCTTGGTCAGGCTCAAGATCGGTATCAGGAGCGGCGCTACCTACATACGTATCACGATAAACGCCCTGCTCTTGCAGTAACTCTACTTGGTGACGACTAACAAATTCGTCAATACAAACACCCAGAGCTTCATTTACGTCCGTAGCTACTGGGTCAATTAGGAAGTTCTGCGGCATAACAGGGCGCAGTTTTACTTTCACCCTATCAGTTATATTGACACCGACTGCCTGAAGATCGCCATCCATAATCGGCTGGGTTGCAGGAGCCATCTCCTTCATCTCTTCAATGACAATCTCGCCGATGCCCGTACCAAACACTGCGGCGTTAATTAGGCATTCCGCAACGGCCTTGCGTACCATGCAGTCTTCAAAGTCTTCGGTAAGCTTGTTTCTTAGGAACATCACATCTTCTTTCGAGGTGTCGCCCATGTTGTCGGAAACGTCAAACCACTTACCTCTCCCAAATGTTGCCTCTTCTAACTCTGCAACATTAGATTCAACAGCTTGTTGAAGGGCGGGAGAAATAATCCGACTTCGCTCAGATTTGCGCTCACTGTCAGAAGGGTCCCAAATTCCGCGCCACAACCGATAATACTCTTCAAATCTATCTTCATAGTTTGATTCGTAGTGATCGCGCCAATCCTCACACTTATCCATAACCCAGTTTTCTACGGACTCTTCAATCATAAGTGGATCTTGTTCATATAGTTCAGTCATGTCAGTATCCCGCTACCACGTCTAGTATTTCGTGGTCTTCAATTTCGTATTCGTAGTCATAAGCGACCTTCGCAAGCTGGTCAATATAAGCTAAAGCGTCCACCAAGTCATCGTGTGTCAAAGGATCAGGGAATTGGAACAGTTGGTCAAGGAATCTTATGTTCCATTCTGCCTTCCTTAGCGTAATGTACCCGTTTTCAAATCTACCTTGAAGCGCCCACATTACCCGATCGGTTTTTTTACGGTTGCCGTGGGTTAGTTCTTCTATCCTAAAAAACGTGCCGTGTTTTTTCTGGAGGTCAACAAGTGGCGACATTACTGCCTGCTTGGCTATTCCTTTTTCGATGCCCACACTAATAGGCTTGTAGTCTCTTACGGCTTGAAAGATCTTCATGGCCGTTTCATTGAGCTCCCATCGTCCGTGGATGATGTTTTCCACAAACCAGCCATGCTCATTGACCTTTACAACAGTAATCGCCGTCTCATCGAGCTTAGTGTTTTTCGTGCGCTTTTTATTAACTTCTTCAAATCCCGCCAAATCAATCGCGATGTAGTAATCACCCTCACTCGGGCCTTCTTCCGCGACTTGCACCCAATCTTCCTTAAACATTTCAGAGCCACGAGCTTCAAACGACGCCATAAATTCCTGACGAAACGCATAAGACGACATAGAGCGTTTAGCAATATCAATTTCGTCTTTGTCCAGTAGTGGATTGTCATAAGAAGTAAAGTGCCAAGCTTTGTACGTCGGATCATCATCTAACTCCGCATATTTATACAGTTCATAAAAGTGGTTCCTCCCCATCGGCGTACCAATAAACATGGCACAGCCCTTTTGGTCGGCCAAGGCTGGTCTTAAGATCTGCTCAAATACGTCAGGCTTCATGTCTGCGTACTCATCCAGCACTAAAAACTTGAGGCTGACACCTCGCATTGTCTCTGGCCTATCCGCCCCTTTGAGGCTGATGGTTGCTCCGTTGACCAACTTGATTTGCAGATTATTAATGTGACTACCAGCAATAACAGGATGTCCCAGCTCCAGAAGCGTCTGCCACATGATGTCTCTGGCTTGTCCCTGAGTAGGTGCGACGTAAAATACATGGCCTCTGTCTGCCTGAAGTGCGTTAACTATCAACATCCACGCGGCAAGGCGGGACTTACCTGTCCGCCGTCCTGCCGCAACTATCTTAAACCGTGTTTCATCTGCCCAAACATCTTGTTGCCAAGGCAATAACTCAATCTCAAGATCCATTAAGGTGACACCGCATCAAGAATAGGTCCACATAACTGGAGTAGTGTCCCTAGTATCTACGTGAATAAAGGTTCTTGCTACGCCAATACCGCCAAACCCCATTTTTAACGCGTTATGTACGATATTCATGCGCTCTGTGCCGCTAGATACCGCAATATCCGCGGCAATCCCCTGATTATGGGTGCCTGGAATTTTTTTTCTGGCCTCATTGGGGTGGGTTTCGTCCCTGTACCCCGAGCTAATAGTAAAAGGAAAGCCGCATTCTTCCCGCAAGGCGTCTAACTTCTCCAAAAACGCAGGGTCCATCTCGTTCTTGTTAGTGTGAGTGCAGTTAAACTCTTCTAGCCTAAAGTATTTCACTATTACTTTTTCCTGCCGGGCATTGTCTTTTTCTTTATTGCCGAGGAAGCTCTTTGCCCTGGAGTTTTTCCTGTAGATTTTGATTTAGCTTTAGATAATGCTGTTTTTTTTCTAGCTTTTCCTGCGGCAACCTTGCCTGATGGGTCTTCTTTTTTTGCATAATCTTTTACAAGATTAGTTTCTACAGGACTTAGCCTTCTTCCAGTTCTTCTATCAACTGCAAAGCCAGTTCTTTTTCCGTTTCTTGTTTCAAATTCAAGATTTTCTAAAGTCTTAGTGTACGTTTCCCTAGTCATTGTCTATTTCTCCTTCAATTACCGTAGGTTGGATAGTAGAGGCATCAAACTCCTTGACCTCTGCGTTACCAACGCCTGTTA